AGTGCTACTTCCAGGAACAGACGTTTAAAGGCTTTTCAAGATAAATTAGCCAGCCTCACCTTCCTGGAAATCAAGACGCAAAATTGGATACAATTTAACGTTGCCTGTGCTTAGGGGTGTCGGTTTCGATTTTGGGGTGTCGCTTTAACGTCGGCTGCATAAACCGGCGAATTTTTGTATATGCGAGGAAAGCCAATGCACAACATCACGAATAAACAGTACGAGGAGTATCAACAGTATCTCTATGACAAAAACCACAGCAGGATTATTACACCGGATTTCGTGCGCTTTCTGGTTCAGGCGTGTGATTATGATCCGGAAGCCATCGGCAAGCAGATTCTGGAATACTATGGCAAATATCAGGCTGAGGGGTATTACGAGATTAGAAAATGACAAATCGGTATTTGCCGGGCAGGTATTTGCCCGAACTGCTATACAACTTCCAGTTTGTCTATAGACATAAAAAACAGCCTGACAATCAGTGATGCTACTGATAGCCAGGCTATTCTTATGCCTTGATTTCCTGACCGTTCCGGAAGGTCACGCGGATGTCATCCTTGGCGTAGACGGTGAGATGGTCGACCAGTCCGTTGAATGTGTCAATGGAAAATTCCGTCAGGGTTTCAGACGTTTTCTCGAATGCCTTGAGGAAGTCTTCGACACCGGCCTTCCGGGACTGCGTCTCCTGTATCTTGTCGCTGAGTTCGTCGATTTCCTTCTTGAGCTTGTCATACCGGGCAGCGAGATCGTCGTAGCGTTTCTGGTAGTCGGTCTGGTTGAGCGCGGTGCGGGCGTTCTCCGCAATGTTCTGCTGGACGGCGTCGGCGACGACCTGCGCCTCCTCGATCAGGCTGTCGCGTTTTTGTTCCATCACGTCTGTCTGGAAAAGCAGGCCCAGCATCTCCTTGCCGTTGGTGATGACTTCGGTTTTTGTTGCGAGGAGCTTGTTCGCAGCTGACAGGAATGCGGCTTTCACGTCGTCGTCCGTTAGGGCCGGTGTGCTGCATTTCTCCCCGCCATCGTATTTGTGGTTGCAGCGCCAGATCACCTTACGGTATTTGTCGGTTGAATGCCAGACTTTTGAGCCATAGAAGGAGCCGCATTGTCCGCAGCGGATCTTGCTGGAGAACAGGTGAATCCCACTGTGGTATTTCCTGCCTTTGCCGCGATTTTCCATTTCGCGCTGGACCATGTCGAATGTCTCAGGAGGGATGATAGCCTCGTGGTCTCCTTCCACATAGTATTGCGGGATCTCGCCCTCATTGACTTTTGTCTTCTTCGTCAGGTAGTCGACGGTGTAGGACTTTTGCAGCAGGGCGTCGCCCTTGTATTTTTCATTGGAGAGGATGGACCTGACAGTGCTGATGCTCCATTTGTCCTTGCCGCCCGGTGTCTTGATGCCATCGGCGGTCAGTTTTTTGGCGATTCCGTTGTAGGTCATACCTTGCAGGAACATCCGATAGATATGCTTCACGATTTCGGCTTCCTTCTCGTTCGGAATAAGCTCCCCGTTCGGACCGCGGTCGTATCCGAGGAACCGGTTGAATGGAACAGTCACCTTGCCGTCCGCGAATCGTTTTCTCTGACCCCAAGTGCAGTTCTCGGAAATGCTTCTCGATTCCTCCTGCGCAAGGGAACTCATGATCGTTATGAGAAGCTCGCCCTTGCCATCGAAAGTCCAGATGTTTTCCTTCTCGAAGTAGCATTCGACACCGTGGTCCTTGAGCTTTCGAATAGTGGTCAGACTGTCCACGGTGTTTCTGGCGAAACGGCTGACGGACTTGGTTATGATGAGGTCGATCTTCCCGTCGAGTGCGTCCTCGATCATGCTCTGGAATCCGATTCTTTTCTTGATGCCGGTGCCGCTGATTCCCTCGTCCGTGTAGACGTTCACGAATTCCCAGTCGTCACGGGAATTGATGTAGTTTGTGTAGTAGTCGATCTGTGCCTCGTAGCTGGTGAACTGATCGTCGTGATCTGTCGAGACTCGGGCGTATCCGGCGACCTTGCGTTTCTTCTTTTCCGTGATAGGGGTGGATGAAAAGCGTGTCCGCGACGCCGGGATTGTGGTTACTTTCTTTTGCTGTTCCAAAATTTCTCACTCCTGATTTTCTTCATCTTTGCACTCATTTCAGCTCTATATTCCGGTGTCCATCGCTCTTGCATCAGTTTGCGCATATGCTCCCGGGATTCTTCGCTACGGGGAGTGAATGTCCTTTCCGGAGGAACATAGCGAGTCGTTTTTATCCGGCCATCCTTGAAATGAAATTCAAGAAGGTCCTTGTCCTTCACATAGATGGCCTCAACCCGATTCTTGAACTTTTCCGCATCATATTCGGGAATCCCCATCACATCCGCGATGAGCGGTTTCAGAGAATCCTCGCGAAGCCCAACGGTAATGCAGCCGTTGCTGTGTTCGGCGCAACGCCAGTAGTGAAGTTTCGACTTGTTTGTGTTGGAGGCAGGCTGTGTGCAGCGACGGAAGTTACAGCCGCAGGCAGCGCATTTGATCCTTCCGGTCAGGCCGGTTGCTCCTTTGGCACCGGGGTTTGCACGCCGTTTCATTGACGTCTCTGCTCGGTATTCCGGGGTCCAGCAGTCTTGGTGGCCGGTGTTCGGACAGGGCTTTGTAACGATCGTTCCATCCTTCAGGTAGAATCTCAGCACATATCTTTCCGGAACGTCTATGTGATCAATCCGTTCCAGAAAAACATCCTCATCAAACTCACTGATGCCTAATACTTCGGCGCAGGCTTTTTGCAAATTCTTGTGGTTGATGGAACCGCCGACGGGACATCCATCGCCGACCTTCTTTTTCTTTCGGCTGCCGCAGACCCAGAATTCTTGGTAGTTGCCGTTTTTAGTCCTGTGTTCGTGCATATAGCTTAAGCCGCAGTAAGGGCATTTGATCTTTCCGGTGAAACAACAGGTATTCAGGCTTTTATTTGCCAGTGGTCCGAGCTTTCTGCAGCGAGCCATTTCAGCCTGAACATGATCAAATGTTTCCTTGTCGATGATGGCAGGATGCGTATTCTCCACATAATATTGTGGAAGCTCGCCGTGGTTCTTGCGCCTACGTTTTTCGATCGGGTCTGAAACGAACTCTTTTTGGAAAAGCATGTTGCCGGTGTATGTGATGTTCGTGAGAACCAGTTTGATATTGGAATCGGTCCATCGGCATCCTTGTCTCGTGTTGATTCCTTCTGCAGCAAATTCCCGTTCCGTTTCCAGTCGCGATTTCCCGTCAAGGAAGTTCTGGTATATGCGCCGCACGATGGCAGCCTCTTTAGGGACGATGACCATCTCGTCGCCTTCCCAACGGTAACCATAAACCTGCATGTGTCCATTGGCATAGGGAATGCCTGATTGCATGCGCTTGCGGATTCCCCACTTCACATTGGTTGAGATGCTTTCGGATTCAGATTGTGCGAACGAGGCGAGCAGCGTCAGCATGACCTCGCCATCGCCGGACAGTGAATTGATGTGTTCTTTCTCGAACTGGACCTCGATGCCCAGCTCCTTGAGGTGCCGGACGGTTTTCAGAAGATCGACTGTGTTCCGGGCGAATCTCGATATGCTCTTGGTGAGGATGATGTCGATTTTCCCGGCCTCGCAGTCTTCAAGCATCCTCGAAAATTCCGGTCGCTTTGTCGTGCTGGTGCCGCTGATGCCTTCGTCGGCGTAGACGCCTGCATACTCCCATTCCGGATTCTTTTGGATCAGATCCGAGTAATAGCTTATCTGTGCGGAGAGGGAGTGGTGAAGCCGCTCGGTCTCCATAGAAACACGGGCGTATGCTGCCACCTTTTTCCGCGCCGGAAGAGCCTTGACCTTTGGCTCTATTTTTGTGATTTTCGGCATGGTATCACTCCTTTCGTCTTGTCCATATATCACTCTGAAACAGACACATAGCAAGCGTTATGGGGATAATAATGTGCCGATTATCGGGCTGTATTTCTCACGCATTTTGGATTCAATGGTCGAGTATTCGTCTTCAGTGATGAGCCCTTGGGCCAGCATCGCATGGAACATTTCCATACTCGCCTGATAGAGCTTTTCGCGTTCGAACTGCTCATCATTCATGTCCGCCACCGCCTTTGAACCGATCTTGGATATAACAGGCGTGGGAGCAGTACTTGCGGTGACGGTTTCCATAGGCTGTGAAAGTCTTTCCACAGCAGGCACAGGTGAATGTGTAGAACGCCTTTTTATTGACGTCGCCGGGGTGACTGTTCCACCATTTGAGGCGGCAGGCATCCGAGCAGAACTTCATTTCCTTTCGTCCGGGGTGTTGCATGAGTGGCTTTCCGCAGCATTGGCAGTAAGCTGCACCCGGAGTATTTCCATCATTTGGATCGGCGAGCCTGCCGGTGAGATAGTTTCGTCTGCAATAAGCCGAGACCTGGCTTTTGGTAAGCCCCAGCGCTCGAGCTATCGATGCATATCCATATCCTTCTTTGCGAAGGCGGCATATTTGTTCTTTTTGTTCTGTGTTCATGACAACACCTCCCGTCACTTTCCACTGGAGAAAGGGCGGGAGTTTGAGCGGAAATAAAAAAGCCCGTGAGCATTCCGGTTAGGGAACACCCACGGGCATACAGAATGAGATATTTACTTCACGCGGATCCTCCAGCCTATCTGGATGAGATTCACGTTTTTGATGAGCGAGCTGTTGAGCTTCTGGATGGCGGAGACGCTCGTCCCGTATCGGCTGGCAATGCCGGAAAGGGTGTCGCCGCGTTTTACCACGTAATAAACCGCCGATGGCTTAGAAGTCGTTCCAAGCTTCTCGTTGACCTTGTCCTGCACGGTGTTGTAGTCGTATCCGGCGGCGGTGAGACGGCTTTTTCTGTCTGCACCGTTTCCCCATTTCCCAGCAATCACCTCAGAGGCAAGCTCGTCGACGGATTTCCTTGCAGGCGCTGCCGGAGTGCTTCCGGACGCTGTGCTTTTCGCGTATCCGTTGAATCCTCCGTTTTTAATAACCGTAGGAAAGTCGATGTAACACCAGTCCATGTCGACTCTGCCGTTGATGCCGGGAACGGATCCGTTCGAGGAGCACTGCCAGACGCCATAAGCACCGGAGTAAGAACATTTCGAAGCCCACTGCGCTACCCAGACGGTGAAACGCTTCCTGACCGACTCGGATACCACGGAGTTCAGGCTCGAAAGCGAAGTATAGAACCCGGCAAAGTAGCCGAGTCTTTCCATCTCCGTGCAGAACGCCGTGATGAGATTCGAGCAGAACGCCTGCCCACGGGAAAGCTGACTTTTTTCCTCAATGTCGAAATAAACAGGGTAATCGAGCTGCTTTTCGGAGAGAACGCTCGAGAATGCCCGGGCCTCCTGTTTCGCCCCATCGGCAGATGAGGCGTAGCTGTACCAATAGGCACCCACATGAAGCCCTGCGGCCTTTGCTTTCCTGTAGTTTGATTCGAACCATTTGTCCTTGTTGCCTGCGCCGTATCCTGCTCGTATGATGACGAAACTGATACCTGACGCTTTTACTTTGTTCATGTCGATGTCTCCCTGCCAGACAGACACGTCGATTCCTTTATAAGCCATAGGTCATTCCTCCTTGTCGCTTCTGTCGTGAAGCTGTTCCAGTACGTTTTTCAGTTTTTCCGGTATCGGTAGCCCGAGATGCGCCGCGTTCTCCGTGAGGGAAAGGCCCTCGTTTGATAGGTAGAAGAAGATGATGGCGGTTCTTAAGACGCCTTCGTGCCCGAGTACCTGCACGTCGAGGATGTTCCCGACGCCGACCAGAATGAATATCAGCACTTTGCGGCAGATTCCCTTGAAGCCGACCTCGCTCGAGAGCTTCTTATCGGAAATGGCACACAGAATGCCTGTGATGTAGTCGCAGACCACGAAGACGACAAGCGCGATGATAAGTCCGTCGCAGCCGCCGAGAAAGTAACCGATCCATCCTCCGATGGCGGTAAAGATGAGTTGTATGATCGCCCAGAATTCCTTCATGTATAACCTCCTTTGAAAATGGCATAAATAAAGGCTGTCTGCGGTAATGCAGGCAGCCGTGAAACGGATTCTTTATATTCCCCTTGCCTTGTCAAAACCGCGCCCGCAAAGCCCCATGATACAAGGCTTCTTTCGGCGCTACTGCGTAACATGAGGGCATGAAAAAAGCGGCGTTCCTTTTCTCCCCGGTGGGGATTGAGAAACGCCGCCTGTGCGGGTCGTTATTCTTTTTCATCAGCGATAATGTCCTGCATGACTTCGCCAAAGTCTGCCGTAAAGGAAAAGATGAAGTATTCCAATACGTCGGGGTCTGCGTCCATAGGCTCGGCTTCCTCGGAAAAGCGCAAGCCCATAAGCCCGTAAAGCAGCTTAATGATTTTGAACAGCTTTTCCCGGTCGGCGGGGGTGTTCATGGTTACGAGTACGTCCGTTAGGCGGTTTACGGTTTCCATGTCGCCGCCCGTCGTTACCCATACCATTTCTGCGAATGGCTGCGTGATTGCCCCGGCGACAAGGTTTATCTTATCCTTGCTGATTTCGCCGGACGGGGTTATAATACCCTTGTCTAAAAGTACGTTATTCATGTCGTCCTCCTTTATTTTTGTGGTGCTAAAATGGTGCCCGGTCTTACAAAACTACCTTGTACGGAGATACGGCAAGATAAACGACGATATGCGGAAAACCTTGATTTTAAGCCATTTTCTCATGGTGCCTTAAACATTTATGAGGGCTTATAAGAAGATTTCCGTCTATCAAATCAATAAAAAGTTATATCGCAAAACTATGACCACAACCCCCATTCGTCCGAATTTGCTTTGGCGGCGATATTTTCTTATACTAGAAAAAACAGACTGGTATCGGCTTTGTCGAAACGCAGGGAAAGGAACTGGATAATGAAAAAAATAGATCTCGGAATAGGCTTTGCCACTGGGCGACGCTCATTCAAAAA